TTTCACCTTATTTTGGTGGTTGGGATCAATATGTTAAATATATGATGAAATTTAAATATTCTATTGAATATGACTTCAGTCAATATGATTCATCAATTAGATTGTTCTTCTTCTTTTGCTTTTATGATTTCATAAATGCTTTTTTGCCTCCAGAAGATTTTGCTCGTCAAAGGCGTGTTTTTAATCTCATTATGCAAGCGGCAATCGCTTATTGTGTTCTGCCAAATGGTGATGTTTTTATTAAACTCTTTGGTAATGCCACTGGATGGTTTTTAACGTTTCTCTTTAATTGTTTCGTTAATCTATTAATATCTTTTCTATTTCATATTGAACATAGAAAGAATAATTCTCTGAAAGATTATTATTCTTGGTTTCGAATTATGACTTGTGGTGATGATAATCATCAAACCACTAACGAACCATATGATGTTAATATTTATGTCAAGTTATGTGCTGAACTTGGAATGATCCTAGAGCCAGATGGGACGTGGAAAGATCCCCTGACTTCAGTTTTTGTTTCAAGACATACTGTTTTATGGCATAATATGTATGTTTCTTATGGAAACATTAGTAAAATGTGGTGCAGCTTATTCTACAATTTTACACAAATTGATATCCCTACTGTTATTAATAAACTTTGTGCGATTCGTCGTGATATGTATTTTTCAAAAGATTTATACAATAAAATAACAGATTACATTCTTTATTTATTATTGAGAATGAAAAATGATCCCTCAGAAGAAATGAGGGTTGCTCGAAGTCAATTTGATTCGATAGACAAATACTCTATCTACACACAGGTCAACGCCTTCCAGGGCTCCCTGATGTGAATTTTGAGTTCTAAAATAGAACTTTTCCGGCTCCTTTTTGTTTCAGTAAAACTTTTTAAACAGTCGACTGGGATTAAAAGTCTGATATACCATTTCAATTAATGATAGAACATGGAACCCAGATGGATCACAAACACTCTAAAAGAGAAGATCATATGGGAGAACGAGTCCAAGATGGAAAGTATCATGTGGATGATGATCAGAGAACAGGATTCGACTTTGAACCATCTCAAGGTGACCCAATCTGGGACCTTGACGATAGTTGGGATGAAAAAACTAAATTTCAAAACCCAACCAAATTCCAAGATAAAAGAGGATTGAAAGGTCCTTTATCTGAACCTATTCAGGTTCATGGCAATTATGGAGGATATCGCTGGACATCTGCGAAAGCAGATGGTGGTGATTATACTGTACCTTCAATTGACAGTTTGGATGAAATGTTCAAACGCCATGACTATAATGGCGGTCGCTTCGGTAATGTTCAAGCTGATCGTCTCCTTATTCGAGATCTTGAACAGCTTTTAAAATCTAAGAAATTAGGTCTTAAACATTCTATTAAAGCTAAATTAGCTGCCCTTTATTTTAGGGCTATTAATATGGAAAATGGTGACGTTGCGCAACGTAAACTCAAATATCCTTGGGAGGATGAGGGTTTAAAAAGAGATACTATTTCTTTTAGGGAGCAATTAAACGGAATTCTTATTAAAAGAAAAAAGAAAATGTCGGCAACGCGAATTATTCATGAAAAACAAGGAAATAATAGACCCAAAGTTATCTCTAAAGTTCCACCTAAATCTAGCAAATTCACTGCTAAGATGGGTATGGCCACACCCCAATTTAAAAGATTGGAAGGTATTCAAAACCGTGTGGTACGCCGGGTATCGGCTATGGGTCGTCGCTCTAAACGGCAGACCACGAAAAGTACTCCTTTTAAGAGAGATATGGAACCCATTAAACTTGGTGCCCGTAATCAAGAAATCCTTGGAAAACAAGGTGGAATGATTCTTCCTGGTGAAGATCTCATCGGAGCTGTTGTTACACAAACTACCGGTGATATTCCTAATACCTTTATTTTACAAAATAATGTTACAGGTATTTTCGGCCCAATGGGTATTGGTCCTTCCATGATGCAAGATTCAAAAGCAAATGTGAATGCATCGATTTGGGAATATTTCCAATTTATTCAGTGTACTTTTAAGTACATTCCCAATGTTGCTGTTACCGTTTCAGGTACAGCCATTGCTTTTGTTGATGAAGATCCTGGTGACACTGATACTTACACTGTCGCTAATGTTGTCGGTCTCAACAACAAACGTGTTTTTAATGTCAACTCTCCTATGGAGTTTTCTTATAAACACAAAGGTCCAACTGCAAAATTTTTTGTTGATCCTAATCAAGAGGTTAGACTTTGTTTCGCCGGAAATTTCGGTGTTATTGTCCAAAGTACTCCTCAAATTATTGGTTCAACTTTGCCTGCTGGATCTGTTCTTGGTAACATGTACTGTAGATATCGTTTAAAATTTACAGCTTCTACCAATGAAAATCAAGGTGGTGGTGTCTTAACTAATCCCAACATTTGGGCTCTTAGTTCTCCTGGTGTGACCTTTGGCCAATTTGGCCAAGTTGTCACTAGTAAGAGTTTTAATCAAGTTAAAGTTGCTACTACTTTTTCTGTTGCTAATCAGCAGTTTTTTACTTTTAGTAATGTCCCTGCTGGTTATTATTTTCTTACTATTGGTGGTGGCTCATTAAATGTTACACCCCCTGCTGGCACCTATTCAATCACTAGTGTTCTCACTGGTGTTGTCGCGTTGACGATTATATCTACTCAATCGACCGGCTTTTTAGCAGCCTCTGGTACCACTATTGGTACTATTACTGCTGGTGTTGTTTTCAACAACCCATCACCTTCCAATACAATTACTTGGTCGGTTTCTACTCCTGCTGCACTTAGTGCAGTTACTGGTGTTTCAAATTTATTTTTAATATCCATGCCAACTCCTACTGTTTCTTTAACTCTTACTAATGTTAAAAAGGAGGCTGACAAAAACGCGGAGAGAATTCAAAAACTCGAAGATCAAATCGCTTCTATGAATAAGCAGATTGATGATAAAGTCATTACTCTTCGTGGTTCCAATGTTAAATTTCTGGAACCGGATCCTAGTGATCCAGACCTTATGGTCAATGTTGCTAATTGCAGCACCGTAAAACAACTTGATGAATTACACTCTAAAGATCCTGGATCTTTTGATAAGGTAATCGAAGCTTTTACGCCTGATGAAAAACAGGCTTGGTATAGTTTTCTATCCAAG